AGCGGACTATTCTCTGAATCAATAGCAAGTGCTGTGGCGATCTGTCCAGTTTGCAGTGCTGGCGGAATGATGGTGGGCACAAAATAGAAGCCATCAATATAGACATTAGATCGCGGCCACTGTAGCGACTGCCCCTCTGAAAACTTGGTGCCAATGAAGGACAGGCTTTCAATGTAGTCCATGGCTTTGATTAGCAGCACATCAGTTGCAGCGGTAAGCGTCACGCCGCGATCAGCCGCGTAGGTCGTCAGCTCTGCTTCGGTGACATAGGAGTTCGCCCCCGCAACAACAGTACCGTCTTCAACAACAATCGTCGCCATGCTATACCCAGCCGTGTTGCTTCATGTGTTCGACTTCGTTCGGATGCACGTCTGCGCTCTTTCCGTCGCGGGTCATTTTGACAAGATCGGTCTTGTCTTGCGCTTTTTCACTATAGCTAACGCGCCTCTGCTTCTTCGGTCTATGTTCGGTTTCCATTATAACGCTCCGATATAAAAAAGGGGCGGCTTATGCCACCCCTCTAGTTTACGCCACTTCTGCCTTAACCCAAAATAGTTGCAACAAAGTCCGGCTTCCAGCAACGCTGGCCCCATACAGCGGCAACCTCGAACATCGCTTTACGATAGCCTTTGTATGAGCGGATGGCGAACACCAGGCCGGAGCTTGGGTCTTGTACCATCATCTCATCATCAGCAGTATCGCCACCAGCAGGCACGGCAGGCGCTCGCATAACAAGCTCAATCGCGTTCCGATGGAATGCAATGTTGCCGGTGTAGCTGCCACCTACTGTGATTGCAGCATCGTCAGCCGGCGCGACACGAAGGCCGGGAGAAGCAATCTCGAATTGCCCGCCAGACAGTGCCACGGTAACGACATACTTGTTCGTGTCGCCAGCAAAGGTAACAACGTCGCCCGCTACGATAGTGCTTGTGCCGTTTATCGGCAAGGATAACAGTATCGCCAGCAGCCTGAGTTCCGTTCACCAGATTGCTCGTGCCAGTGCCCTGCGTATGCGCCTGAACGCCTGCCGACTCTTTCAGCATGATGCCTTGGAGATCCAGCAACGCGCCTTGACGCAATAGCTCAGCCCCGCCAGACTCGTTCACCTTCTGAAGCTGTGCCAGGTTGCGGAGTTTGGTGCCAGCCAGGGTGTTCAGAACCATTGTGATCTGGTTGTCGATTGGCGTGCCGTTGTCCACCAGAATCTGACGGGCCTCTGCAACAACATCGAAGTCCGACCCGAAAGGAGTAGTGCCAGCAGTGCCGACAGCGCGTGATGCGTTCTGATAGCCTTCAATCAGCACGTCCGCCTCGATCTCGTTAGAAATCGTGCGCATCGCTTGGCGAATCTGATCACCATAGATGGTATCGAACCCGCTGCCGTTGTTGACATGCTTCATGTCCTCGCCAGTCCACGGAATCTGTACAGCGCGATCCTTGGAAATGGTCAGGGTCTTGTTATCTACCGATTGATCATCTCCCTCGGGAATGGTCATAGACGGGGATGGACTAATAGCGGTCGCTTGCCGGGTGAAGAATGACCGAATGGGATCACCGATTGAGGCACGTTCGTTGCTAGTGTTGCGCATTACGCTAGATGATGCGCCTGTAAGCTCTCGGCCTACAATGTCGGCAGCGGTATAAATATCGCCTGCCAGGTCTGTCAATACGTTAGCCATGGGGCTACCTCTGAGTTAGTTAGTCTGCGACAACCTTGCCGCCATCTTTGATAAACTTCGCGCGCTCATTCTGACCCATTGAGTCAAACTGCGCCCTTTTTGCTGACTTATCGCTCGCAGCCCCGCCGCGTGCCCCGGTAGCCCCACCACCGCTTGAACCGTTACCATCGACCAGGAATGGAAACTCCATGGTCAAATGCTCTTTCAACTTATCGGCGGTAACTTCGATGCCGCCAATTTCGTATGTTACTGTTTCGCCATCGTGCTTTGCGTACCGGCCAACGTAATCAGCCAATACCTCTGCCCGCTTGGTGTCGGATTTAGCCAGGTCATTACCGATGCGGCTGGCCTTCTCCTTAATGTCTCGCTGCTGAAGCTGCTCTTTCCACGTCTTATTGGAATTGCGCTCTTCTTCAAGCTCTGCCTGCGTCTTCTCGTAAAGCTCTTTGAACTCGCCTTTCTCTTTCTGGCGCTCTTCGTCGGCTGTACGCTTCGACTCTTCTAGTTCTCGCGCTTTCTGGCTGGCGGATTTCTTCTCGCCTAGCAACTCGTCAACCTTTTTCTTTAGGCCGCCGGTTTGCTCTTCAATCATCGCCTGCACTTCGTCTTGCGTGTAGGTCTTTGTGCCTTCGCCTGAGCCAGCCTCGCCTTCACCGCCGCCACCTGCTTCACCATCAGCACCGGCCTCAGCCATGTAGCCGTTTTGTGCCATCAACATCCGCATCAATCTGTTCATCTTTAGCCCCTAGCTAAAAGTTATAACAGGCCACAAGCCTATTTCGAAACAGTATAGCACATTCCGTTGAATTTCAAATAGGCATAAAAATGCCCGCACTAGGCGGGCTTGTCTTATACCGTTTAGCTATAACCCTGCGCGGCTAAACACCTCCGGCTCTTTCAATCGCATCTCTGCCAGGGTCAAGGGCTCGTCAAAGTTGTTAGACACCAGCCGCCTAAACTCTTTGTTATCCAGGCCGGCACTACGGAACAGCTTGCCCTTTGTGGTGCCTAGAACCTCATTCTGGAACCCTGCCGGCTGTGTGCGCAACCACCCGTAATAGGTTCCGGCCTGCGTAGTCTTCGCGCCCTCTGGCCCCACGGCTGCGCGGGTTTCGTTGCCTCTGAACAGGCTGAACTCTGGTTTAACCTTGGGAATGATGGTTGACCGGCAGCCTGGATGAGCTGGTGGCCGTGGTCCGCTGTCCACTGGATACATCTGACCGTCTCTGAGCTGACAGACATTAGATGTCCGGCTATCTAGTGTAGACGACCATTCAACGCCCTCTAGCACGTCCTCGTTGGCGTTGTACGTCATATCCTTAGCGACGGTAGCGAAGTGGTTAGTGGCCGTCCGTGCGATCAGTCGGGCGCTTCTCTGGGTAGTGGCAAGCGTCCCGTCGTTGAAGTTCGCCGCCTTGGTGCCTCGGATGCGCTGCACCATCTGGCTAGTGGTCTGCCCGTCAAAGAAGCCAGACCGAACAACGCCTTGAACCTTGGTGATCTCGCTATCCGTGAAGCCCTTGATTAAGTCTTTCAGCACAATCGCCGTATTGCCGAATTGCATGGGCCTTGCTAATGCTGCGCTAATCACCTGGGCGGATGCCGGGGCCGCTATGGTAGCGCTTACCCCGCGGCTAAGAGCCTTTTGTGTCCACTCTGCCTCTGACAGTGCCAGCTCTTCAAGGCCATCCGTCAGCTCCTTCCCATAGCCCGCATAGATCGGAGACATCTGCAATCGAAGCTGCCGATTGATCTTGACCATTAGCCGCTGTGATGAAATATCACCCGCATCTGACAGCACGTCACGTATCACACGATCAGCTTGCTTCAGGTAATCATCAAATAGATTACCGTTAGACGCACCTAGCCGCTGGGTGTAAATGCTGTGCCGGATGAACTGGTCGAGAAATTCATTCGCCATTAAATGACGCCCCGCCTAACGCTGGCCCCAGGTCGTCCCCGGCGTCTGCGTCTATTTCCTCATCGGTGCGGGCAGGGTCAACACGGCCACCTTGGCGGAGGTTGCGCCTGACATCTTGCTTGGCGATCAGAGCACGGTCGTATAGCGCAATGTCTGCCATGACCTGCTGCGGATCTATGCCTTCCTGGAAGAAATCGGTATTCAGTCTGAACTCTACCTGGTCAGGGTTTGCGCCTTGGTAAATGGCCATATCTTCCAGCGTTGCCTCAATGACCTCGGATGCGTTGCCTACCATAGTCTCTAGAACGCTATGCTCTGACGCTGCGTTGATCTTTGCAGTCTCGGCCGTTTCTGCTTGTCCGCCTTTGCTCACCAGCTTTGCGCCGATGGATGCCATTTCTTCGCGTAGGTCTTGCAGTGCCACCCGCAGGCTTGACGACTCCGGTGCTGTTGCCTGGGTGAACTTACCGTTAGGCCCAAGGAAATGGCCGGCACGAGCGCCGACGATAACGCCGTTAGGGTTAGCCTCCGCAAATGCCTCTGGCGACAGATCCGAGCTAATGCCAAGCGTTAGCTGGCCGTGAATAAACAGGTTCTCCCGGTGGTCTGCCGTGGTCTGATAGTGGGCAATGTTCAGCTCTGCCATGGGGTACAAGGGCGGCATGTCTGGTGTGTTCAGGTTGTTCGTGGAGCCGGCAATGTGAAACGGGATGCGGTTCCATGTCGCGTCCCCCGCGCGCGGTGCGTACTCTTCTGATACTGGCTTATCATCTGCATCATAAATCTGGACAGTAAACACGCCTTCATTCAGCCGTAACACCCTGTACTGATGCGTGCGACGGATCTCGAATTCATCAACCTGGATATCTAGCGGCTCACGAAGCACAACCAACGTCAAGACAGACTTCCCGCCCATCATCTCTGTGTGCCCGTTTATGATTGACTCGGCAGGGTATAGGCCCATGTAGGGGCGCAACTCTAGCGACTGCACTTGGTCACGGGTCAAGCCTTCCGGGGTCTCTGGGTAATCTGCTAGGAGCCCGTAGCGCCCTGTTTCCATTAGCTCGCCACAGATTTCTTTAGCGACCTGAGTAAGCGATTGGCCAGCGCCGTCAGCGTCTTCGGACACGTAATCAAGCAAAGGCGGGATCTCGACTTCTGGCTCATGGCGAAAAATTGAGCCAATCAAAGCATCCTTGGTACGACCTGTAATGTTCAGGTAATACGCGCCTTTCTTGTATTGCTTCTGGCGCTCAATATCAACCGGGTTGAACGTTCGCAGGAAGTCACCATCATAGACCGCCTTGCCACCAGCGGTTGCGGCTCTGGTCTTTTCCCATATATCCAGCATGTTCTGGTATTTGGGATGCGTTGTAGATACTGGCATAGCGCGACTTCCTGATGGTTTTTTGCATTGTATCACATGGAGAATTTAACGGGCATATGGCTGATTGGTTTACGTATTGGCATCTCATACGCAATAGGGTAGCCAGTGGCGTCGTTCTGATGGTCGAAGCCTGACTGCTTATCGGGCTCGCCGTTCTTGTCGTATGCCTGCTGCTCAAGGCAGGAAACCACGCTCGGGCACTTGGAATCGTTAACCCATAGCTTTCCAGACTCAAGGGCAGCGTTAACGGACAGTATTCGATCCTTGACCATCGGGTTCTTTTTGTTCGCCCTGACCCTGAAGCCCGCCTGCTCTAGCAGCGCAATATCTGAGGTTGATGCGTTGATTGTCTTTCGGCTAGATCCGCTGGCGTCAGGGTAGATGTATATAATGTGCCCGTCATAGCGTTCATTAACCACCTTCACCAGATCAGGCGTATCGTAGATGCCCGTCAGCTCATCGACTGCATGCCAACCATTAGGGCGCTTCACATAGACCGTTGAGGCCATGGCCCCGACGTTGAAGTCCTGGCCGATAAATAGAGGTTCTTGCTCCTTGATCGCCTCAGCACTCCGGCACCTTGCCCTGTCATATGCGTTGTATATTGTCCCGCTCGTCAGGTTAACGAACCGGCCTTCAATGTAGGCATCGATAAGTGCAGCCGGGTAAGATTCTCGCAAACTGTCAATGTAATCGGCTGGCAAGTAAGGATTGCTGTAGGTCGCTGCTTGAATCATTTCATAGGACGAAGTTTTCTTTGATACCCACCGCTCATGGCAGAATTTGAAACCTTCCGGTGTAGTGTACGCGCTCGCCTGGTTGTAAGGCTCTTTGATCGTTATTGGCTGCTGCCGGTTACGGGCTATTATCTGGTTCCATGCCGTGCGAGCGTGCTCAGTTTTCAGCGTGTCCAGCTCGTCGGCGTGCGCAGTGTAAGTCTCATACCCAACAATTCGCTCTGGGTTGTCCATAGTGCGCAAGATAAAATCGCCAAACCCTGGCGCACTTGAATAGATTACATTTTCGGCTTTATTGTAACGGTAGGCTATGCCGTGTTCTGTCAGTTTGGACTGTAAACGCGGGGCGGTTATTAATCTGATAAGGTCGAACGTAGGCGCGTAGCAGCCCACTAGCACATCAGCGCCTTGGCTTGCGTCAATTGCTGCGGCGCTGCACATTGTTTCAGACTTGCCGGCACCAAAGCCAGCGCAGAACAGCCGATACTTTGCCTTCAGTGTCAGAAAGTCAGCCTGCGGCTGCGTTGCGCTAATGCTGAGGGTCTTGCCCGACAATGCTGATCTCCACTTTATCGACTGGCTTCATGCTGCCGTCAGTGCTGCTGTGGTCAAGCTCATGGCGCTCTGCCCACTTAGCCTGCGTCTTCATCCAGAAGATCATAGCAGCCGTGTCACCGTTCTTGGCTTTGTTGAACAGCGCCCCGCCAATAGTTGCATTGGCTTTAGACTTAGCCAAGTCCAGCTCATCCCGGTAATACTTGCGCAGGGTCTTTTCGTCAATGTCCAGCACGCGGGCAATGTCTGTCTGATTTGTGCCCACCATTGTGTGGAGCTGCACGGTTTGGCGCGTGGCTTCTGTTGGTGCGTGTGGTGGCTTGGTGATTAGTTTTTTAGTCATACGGTTATCTTACTGTTGAACGTCTCACCTGTCGATTCTAGTACGGCTTCTTTGCCGGTGTATTGCTGCCAGCGGTT